CTTCATGCGTATAGATCTGAAGGCAGAACAAAATACAAGCCAATATTAGGTAAGGCAAAGGATATAATATAATGTGGTTAAGTGCTATTAAACTAGCAGTACAAGCTGGTAGTCATATATATAAAAACAAACAAAAAACTAAAATGCTAATGGCAGATGCTCAAATGCACCATGCAGAAAAGATGGCAAATGGTGAAGCAGAGTATCAAGGTAAATTGTTAGAGAGTAGAAACTCGGATTGGAAAGATGAGTTCATTTTAATTTTACTCTCTGTGCCAATCGTAATGTTAGGATTTGCGGTATGGTCAGACAATCCAGAACACATGGAAAAGATGCAGCTTTTCTTTGAATACTTTTCTAACCTACCATTTTGGTATCAATCAATTTTTGTAGGGGTCATAGCAAGTGTCTATGGTCTTAAAGCAACAGATTTAATTAAGAGGAAGTAATGAGTAATCAAGCACCTACCATGATGGTATCACAATATAGTAGAAAAAAACCTACACTTCTTGCACAACAAACAGGTAAGAAGAGGAAGAAAAAGAAATATAAAAAGAAAAGATAATGGCTCGTATTAAATTTGTACATTTTGTACCTAGAGATAAGCCACCTAAAAGACCCAGAAGGCACAAAAAAAAACTTAACAAATCAGAGAAGAGAAGCTATAAGAAATATCATAGACAAGGTAGATAGTATGATAGATAAATTTTGTTATTTAATATTTGGAACATTAGACAAGTGGTGTGCTTGGGTAGATGATATGTTCACAATAAAACCAAAAAAGAAAAAGAAAAATTCCAAAAGAACATATCAAAAAGAAAAAGATCATGGAACTGATATAACTTTTGAGAATGAAATAAAAAAATGAAAGTAAGTGAGAACACATCTGTTGCTATGCCAATTAAAAATATGGTTGGTATCGTTATCGCTGTTGCTATGGGTGTCTTTGCGTACACAGAAGTAACCGCTAGACTTACATCACTAGAGACATCAAGAGAATTATTCCAAGCTGATCTACTAAAAAAATCTGAACAGAAACCTACTGACCAAGAACAGTTTATGTTGTTAGAATCAGTGTTTGAAGATGTAGAAAAATTAATTGAAACACAAGAACAAAATATGACTAACAAAGTTAATATAGAATTTCTTAAAGAACAAGTAAGAAAACTACAAGAAGATGTAGAAAAATTAATTAGAAATGGTAGTGGTCACTAATGTTAGAAAGTGTAGTAGCATTGTTGATGATAGTAAATAACGAGATCAAAGAACATAGAATACAAGTATCTATGAGTGAGTGCTTGAAAGGTAAGAGGGTTGCATCAAGAAAGATAGATGATAATGTTGAGTATCAATGTATAAAATCTAAAGCAGAATTAGAAGAAAACATTGACGGAAGTAAATCAATTAAAAAATTAATATTGGAATAAACTATGGCAAAGACAGCAGCATGGCAGAGAAAAGCAGGTAAGAATCCTAAAGGTGGATTGAATGCTAAAGGTAGAAGAAGTTATAACAAAGCTACTGGTGGTAATCTAAAAGCACCAAGTAAAAAAGTAGGCAACAAACGAAGAGCTAGTTTTTGTGCGAGAATGAAAGGCATGAAGAAGAAACTTACTTCAGCTAAAACTGCAAGAGATCCTAACTCAAGAATAAATAAATCCTTGAGAGCTTGGAACTGTTAATGAAAAAAAAAGGTTGGAAGAAACAAAAGGTTCAATCATTAATCTGTGGCTACTGTCAAGAATGCAACAAACAATTAATGAGTGATGAAGGTGGTTGGATTATCACAGCAAAGAAACAATACTTTTGCCATGATGGTAAAGATGGCTCTTGCTTTGACAACTATTGTGAGTTAAAAGTAAAACAACAACAGGAGAACACTAATGAAAAAAGGTTATCACAAAACAGCTACTGGTAAGACAGCTAAAAAAGGTTTGTATTATAATATAAACAAAAGAAAAAAAGCTGGTACTTCAAGAAGTAAAAAGAAATCTACTATATCTTCAAAGTCTTATAAGAATATGAAGTCTGGATTTAAAAAGTAATTCTTCTTAACTCTTCAAACTCATCCCAAATAGTATTACCTTGATTCCAGTATCTTCTCTTTTCTTTTTTATTTTTAAGAGAGTTGATTACTGTTGTATGATCTTGATCAAATACTCTAGCCATTGAAGATATACTTACATTGTATTCTTCATGTAAAAGATTATAGACAATACTTCTTGCTCTAACTACATCTGTAGTTCTACCTTTACTAAATACATCATGCTTACTTATGGTGTATCTTTCACACACTTTATCTACAAGTTTAGAAACAACTTCTATGTTTGCTTTTTTATATTTGATATTGATTTGTTTCTTATCATTACTATCAAGTATAGGTTTTTTTTGCATTAGTTCTGCTGCGTACAGAAATCCTTCCGAGAACCCTACCTCATATAATCTTTCTTCTTGGCTCGTAAGAAGGTAAAATGCTTTCTTAACTTTATAGATAAAGTGATTTTGATTTAGTTTTTTTATGTGCTTATTGTAATGTTGACTTATATTTATAGTCATAGATCCCCTACAGTTTTCTTTGTTTTTTTTCAACCATTAAGTTAATAAGTTATTCTGCTCTCATTAACTCTTCTTGTGTCTGCTCTATCCGCCAAAGTAAATTAAAAGAATCTTGTTGATACTTATTTACTTTCACTTTTGCTTCCAGATACTTCTGATGTTTCTTCTCTTGAAGATCCTTTAGCTTCTGCAGACGCATTCGGATTTGTTCCATCATGCTCCTTTGTTACTGTTGTAAAATCGAATCTTAAATTATCAATCTTACATTCTACAAACTCTCCTCTGTTCGAGTTGTTTGCAGCTTTCTTTACATCATCAAAGGTTTCGATCATTGTAAAATGACACTCACCATTAATAATTCTTTTAAATTTTGTCATACTTTTTTAGTTTTTTCAACTTCTTTTTTAATCAAAAAATCTATATACTGTTTAGCTTTTTTTAAATCTTCGATACCATTTTTTCTTTTGTATCTAGAAATATATTTAATTACATTGCCTTCACAAAAATCAAATTCATTCTGAATTATAAAGTCAATAGGTTCAATCTTATTTGCTATGTAGTGTGTTGGTTCTTTTATATTGTCTGCCATATTAAATCCTTTTTTAAGGCAAGGTGGGGAAAACGGAAAGGGAAAAAAAACCCCACCCTGCTTGATACATTCTAATTAATTAGAAAGTATATTCGTTATTAGCACCTTCACTTGGTTTTGCAAAGGCATTTTTATTTGCTCCTGCTCCACTCGGTGTTAAAATTACTGTCAATTCACCTTCCTTGACATTACCATCTTGATCTTTAGATGGGAACGCAGCTTGGTTATACCACTTACCATTAATGTTAACTCCAATGGTCCAGTTCTTATCTGGATGCTTCATATTTTTTGGACCAACATAGACAGGAAGTTTATCTACTGGAGATTTCCAATCTTTATTCTTGGTTAAGTTAATGTATATTTTTTCTGATTGTTCAGACATATTTACTCCTTGGTTATATCAACTCTCGTTGATTATTTGTTAGGTTGACTTCATGCTCACGACTTATGTCTCTTATCTGTTCGTAGGCTTTGAAGTTATTAGTTTTAAGATGATTAACAACTGATCTAACTTGACTCTTAACTGATTGAAATTGTTTATCAGTTTTAGTTTGCTTGATCCTGTTAATGATCTCTTCTACATCTACCTCATCATCAAGGTAGGTAGGTTCTGCAGATTTCTCCGCAGAATTTTGTTTTTGTGGGAACTGAACCACCGAACTTTTTTGTGCAAATTCTTTTTTTAGTTCTTGAACATACTTATTGTTATCGAACTTACCTAGAAAGACATCTGCATTTAAACCTAGATGACTAAATGCTTTTGTTAGCGCATCGGTCATCGCTTTCTTTGGTGCTTCATCATCTAACCCACCATTCTTTTTACCTAGTGGTGCTAAAGAACACACTGGACCATAGCCATACCATTTATTATCCATAAAATATTGGATAGATACTTCAGCAAAAACTATTTTGTCTGTGTGATTATACTTTACTTGATACGACCAACCTTTACCCACTGGACCAAAGGCTTCGGTCATATTTTTTATTTGTTGCATTGCATCAATGGTTGTTATTTGTTTACCATAGCTGCTTGGTACTTTTTTTGTATGATCTGGATTTGTTTTACTTAACATATCCCATACATTCATGTTGTCATTTGTCATAGTTTGATACCCCATAGTTTATTTATTAGTTGTACTTGTTCATCTGCTAAATCTTTATAGTAAAAGAAATGATTAAGATCTGGTGGCTCTATCATGTTGGCTAACCTATTTATATTACCTTCAGCAAACATAATCATTTTTTCCCATGTTAGAATTTTATCTATCATAAGATAATAAAGATGCTTTAGATGATCTTCCTTCATCAACTCATGGCTTTGATCAAAGATAATATAATCTTTGTCATTAACATATACCAAGTGTGGTATTTTTTTTGTTGCCATGTAGTAGAACGAAGTCTGTGTAAGATTTTCAATCGTAGGTTCAGTTGGTAGATCTTGAGTGATCATGTTCCATTCTTCTTTACCTTTTACTTTTCTTAAATTAGGTGGTTTAGTTTTTAGTTCTATAAATTTTGTTTTAGTTTCATAATCAATACGACCCAGAATATGTTTGATCATATCAAATTCTTTTAGCTCAACATATCTTTCGCAAACTAATTTTTCATTGCGCACTATTTCTTTAACAACTTTCTTTGTGATAGGTATACAATCCATAGCAAATCTAATCATCGCTTCTCTGCCATACTTATCTTTTGCATCGACAGGTGGGTTCTGATTTATAATTTCTAATTCATTATCGAAACAAACTTTTATATCTCGATCCCATTCTGTTTCTTTAATTGTTTTAGTTTTGTAAATTACATTTGCAATATTTCTTTGGACCACATTGTTAACTAGATTGCCAAAGTTTGCTTTGTATCTAAATGGAAACTTCCTTCTAACTTCTTGAGGGAAAGTATAACCTAATAAATTTTTTGCAAAGGGTGTTGATGTTGATGAGTAAGACCAATGATCTAATCCTTCACCGCCATTAAATATTGAGAATGCTTTTTCTATTTTGTTTTTTTCCATGTTTTTTTATTGGTAATAGTGATGTTTTTGGCTATTGTCAATGCTTATTTTATGTATATAACGGAAGGAAAATGAAAGAAAAACCAAAATATAAATTACCTTACAAGAAAATCCGTATAGTTTGGGTGGATATTTGCACCTCTAGTCAGTGGTACGATGATCTATCTGATGTAGATAATTTTAGTTATAGTTGGTGTGAAGATGTTGGCTATCTCTATTCAAGAGATAGTAAGGTTGTTAAAATTTTTGCGTCATTTTCTTTTGATGAGAATGGAAAGTTATCTATTGGAAACATCACAGCTTATCCAAGATCAGTAGTTAAAAAAATATTTTACGAGAAATGATATGACTTATACAGGTATCTTCGATGAGGTTGAGTGTAATGATAAGTTAAAAGATTGTAAGAATGAAATTCAAAGGCATAAAAGATTTATAGAAAAACAAGCTAGTATTATTAAGTCTTTAGAATTAGAAATTGAACAGAAAGATAACGAAATATTATTGTTAAAAAATAAATAGTTATGGCTAGAAATGTATATGCTTTTAGTAATGGGTTATATTCTGATTGGCACAGAAAGTATAATGGTATAAGCTATATTGATGTTGATTCTGTTGAATGTTGCGCCTATTGTTATGAGCCTCTTGCTATAATTGAGACTTGTTATGACAAGGGTCAGCAATTTAAGAGTACAACCCTCTCAAAGATCATCGCTAGTCGCTTAAATATACCCTGCTTTTTAGTATTCTATAAGGAATTGACACCGAGTAGCCTAACCTTCCGTATCAAGCGTATACGGAGCTCTAGGACAGAGTTTCAGCTGATGAGTGAGGATCAATGGGTCATAGTTCTGCGATCCTTGCACGACCACCACAAATTAAAATGTAAATCTAGTAAACGAAAGGATAAATAATGAATGTAAGTAGAGGATTTTTACACATAACCTATAAGATGTACCACCATTTAGACTTAATAGATGGGGAAAGGAAGTCTCATTGTTTAAATGTATTCTTATCTGTAATGAAATATGCTTGGAAGAAGAATGGATACAAGGCACAATTAAGGCATGAGACAATCCATAAAGACACTGGACTTTGCAGGACCACTATCAAATCCTGTTTGGAAACTTTAAATAAATTAAATATTGTTAAGTCTGTGAG